ATAATAGCTTTGCAAAAAGAATTAACTAAAGTTAACTCGGATGCTGCCGTTGCAGTTGAGAACTTAAATATTGCGGAATTTAATGCTCTCGAAACTCAAGATTTGAAAATTCAAAAGATGTTACAGGAAGCAGAACTTAAAGCAGCCGAATCAGGAGAAGGACTTCCTGGTGAAGAAAATACAATGCAAGTTAAATTTGATAATGAAATGGCTGCTTTGACTTTGCACCACCAAAATAAACTTGCTGAGTTAATCAGGGCTGGTGGTAATGAAATAGAACAGGCAAAATTAGTTGCTGCCCAACAGAAAGAAATTATTAATAAAACTGCGAAACATGAAAAGGCAGTATTCGACCAACGAATAGATAATGCTGCGTCTTTTATGAGTGGTATGTCTTCTTTAGCGAAGCAACTTGCTGATTCCGGTTTAGTGCAAAGTAAAAAAGCTTTTAAAGCATATCAAGCGTTTGCAATAGCTGAAACAATGATAAGTACATATAAAGCAGCACAAGATGCGTATGCTGGTGGTATTGCAGCGGCTCCAGGTCCTTATGGGATGGCTCTTGGATTAGTGCAAGCTGCTGTAGCTACTGCTCAAGGAATGGCACGCATTGCCCAAATATCTTCGCAGAAACCTTCCGGGTATTCTGAAGGTGGTTTAGTTCGTGGACCTGGTGGTCCAACCGATGATAAAATACCTGCCAGGTTGTCTAATAAAGAATACGTTCAACCAGAGAAATCTGTTTCTCATTACGGTGTTGGTGTAATGGAAGCTATTAGAAATAGAAAGATACCAAAGAGTTTACTTGAAGGGTGGTCTAATAAGAAAGCTACAGTACAACAATCGTTTGCACTTGCCGGGGGTGGCCAAGTTCCAGCACCTGTTAGTGCTACATTAGAAGAACAAAAACAACCTATCAACATAGTTAATGTTACTGACCCAAGAGAAATCAGTAATTATCTTGCTACTTCTGAGGGTTCAAATGCTTTGATGAATGTATTGAGTTCTAAGGCACAGACACTTAAAAGGATATTAAGATGACAGTTGATATTAATGAGTATTTATTATTGCCGCCTGATTGGAATAAAGGCATTAATTATAAGAGAATTTGGAAAACATCAATTCAGACAAGTATTAATGCTATGGAAAAAAGATCAGCATTATTTACTTGGCCAAGAAGATATTTGCGGTATTCTTTGCTTACGATGTCTGCACAAGAAACAAATTATCTTGTTCGTAAATTTTATAAGTCATTGCATTTGGTGTGGGGTATCCCTTATTGGCTTGATAGAGTTGCATTAACAAGTCAGGCTGCATCTGGACAAGCCGTGTTAAATGTCGAAGATACAACGGATTTAAATTTTGAAGTGAATGCAAAATGTATTATTTTAACTGATGAAAATACATATGAGGTTGGGGTAATAAGTGCTATAACAACAAATACAATTACATTAGATGCAAATTTAGCAGATTCTTGGAGTGCTTCTACATCGGTTTACCCGATATTTAAGGCACGTCTTCAAGTTGACCAAAACGGCAAAGTACTTGTAGTTGGACATACATCCTTTACTATTGAAGCTACAGAAGTTCCAGATGTAGATGTGGAACATGTGCCGTTAACTACAACTGCTTTTCCAACACATTATGATTTACCAGTTTTTGATTTATCCCCAGATTGGTCAAGTGGATTACAATTACAGTTTAATCATAATTATGATTCTTTAAAATTTTTAGGTCCAGAATTTACTCTATCAACTATTGATGAATCTTCACTTACGTTAACCATGGATTTTTTGCATGGTACGAATGCTGAAACAAATAAAATTTTGTCATTTTTTGACGATAATAAAGGTAGATGGGGTACTTTTTATTTACCTTCACAAATGAATGATATTGTCGTTACAGAGGGGTTCACCACAACTGATACAGTGCTTTCTATTGAAAATATTGATTGGTCTGTTTATTGGGATTCAATGACTTCTATGGGACATTTAGTACAGTTTAAATTTCCTGATGGTAGTAAGCAGTATAGATTAATCGTTGGCAGTACAGGTACATCAATGACAATTAATCCTCCTTTAGATACTGCGGTTACTACTGAAAATCTACCTTACTTGACTGTATCCTTTTTATGGCAAGCCAGATTTGATATGGATGAAATTGAAGTAACTAAAATTACAGATACAATTTCAAAATTTAACTTACGTTTTAGAACCATTTATAATGATGCAGTGGCTCCAGATCCTGTATAATTAACTACGTTTTAGGAGACGATATGAAAGATATTGCTCAAGATTTTATTGATAATGAAGAATTAGAACAACGTAAACCAGTTGAACTATATCATATTTGGAGAGATGGCGGTGTTGATTGGCGTTATACTGATGGAGATGTTGCTGTTACGTATGATGGACATGAGTACACTCCAGCTACTTTAGAGCGTGGGTCAGTAAGTTACGAGAATAAACTTGAAGTTACTACCATGACAATTAAAGCAGCTTATGTGGAAAACCCAATTCTTGATTTTATTGCTTCGAATCCTGTAGAAATTTTATGGGTGTCAGTTATGAAATTGCACAGGGATGATTTGACCAACGCCGATGTTGTTTTTATTGGACAAATTAAGAACGTTGCATTTCAAGGAAGTACTGCTTCAATCACATGTGTAGGTTTTGAGCATTTTTTAAAGAAAACAATTCCAACATGGCGATATCAATTAACGTGTAATCACAATGTGTTTGATTCAAAATGTCAATTATCAGCAGCCACTTTTAGGATTACTACTTCGATTAGTTTAGATAGTACAAAGGTTCAATTGACCAGCTCCGATTTTTTACAAGATGCATTTTTAAATGATGTAGATGATGGTTATTGGACTGGTGGAGAAATACTTTTTGGTGATGAGTCACGCTCCATTGTTTCACATACTGGAAGTACTATTACTTTAATGTATAAAATGAAAGAGTTAGAGGATACAGATACAATTACAGCTACTCCTGGATGTGATGGTAGAGTTGAAACCTGTTTTGCTAAATATGATAATGTAATTAATTTTTTAGGATTTCCGTTTATTCCGGTAGAAAATCCGGCACTTAGAGTAAGTTGGTAAGGAGATTTAATGAAATACTATTTTGAAGATAAAGAAAAAGATGCTCAATTAAAAATAATTTTAGATGAGTGGCTTGGTACTCCATTTAAACATCATTGTGGAGTAAAGAAATTAGGCTGTGATTGTATTCATTTTGCTATTAGAGTTTTTGAAGAAATGGGGATTATGACGTATACAAAAAGTATGATTCCTGACTATCCTCGTGATTGGCATCTACATAATACAAGAGAAGCCTTATTAGAAGCTATTCTGATGCATTTAGACGTTGAACAAATACAACTGAATAGTAACGCTTATCTTAATGGGGATATCATTCTATCGCACTATGGACAAGCCTCATCACATGTTGGTATTTTGTATGGAAAACATGTGTATCAGTCTTTAACTGGATTGGGAGTCCAGAAAATCCATTTTGATACTCCAAAATTTAAAAAACAAATGAAGTTTATATTTAGGATTCTTGCTTAAATGAGTGGAGGAGGCATATTAGGAGCTGTTGTTGGTGGTGTGATTGGCTTCTTTGTAGGCGGCGGTCCAACGGGAGCTTTGTATGGAGCTTCTTTGGGATATGGCGTTGGCAGTATGTTAGATCCTCTCACTCCTGATCAACCAACTCCAGGCGTTCCTGATGTAGGTGTTACTGTAATGACAAGTACTGTCGGAGATCCTGTCCCACTCGTATTAGGAACTGCCAAAATAACTGGACACCTTCTTTGTTATGGGAAAGAAAGAACTGTTGAGATTACGGAAACTCAAGGAGGTAAAGGTGGAGGTGGTTCTCAAACCCAAACTTACGTTACTGGACATAAACATTATATGACATGGGTTCTTGGATTATGTGTTGGACCAGTTGATACCTTATACACAATAATAAAAAATGAGGATATAGTTTGGGAAGGAGAATTACAGCTTGCAGATGCAGTAAACGGGCAAGAGACGATAAGTATTGATGGAGTTGGCTCTTGTACTTTTTATTTTGGAACTGATGACCAAGTACTGAATAGTACAATTGGAGAACTTTTAGAAAATGAGGATTATAATACACCTTATAGAAACTTTTGTTATGCTGTAATGGATGATTGTTATATTGGTGATTATCCACGAACTCCCACATTTCATTTTGTAGTTAGTAAATTGCCAGAATTTGATTTTTCAGATTATAATATAATTCAAGATTATGATTGTAATCCTGCGCATGCAATTTGGTATATTTTAACTGAATTAGGTGGACTTTCTGAAAGTTGGTTGGCGGTAGAAGACTTTGAAAGTTTAGCATCTACATGTGCTTTAGAATCAAGAGGTATTAGTTTACTTTTGGTAAATCAACAAAACGCTATTGAGTATATTCAAACAATAAATAATCATATTGATAATGTGTTATTATATGGGGTCGATGAAAAATTTCATTCTAAATTAATTAGAAATGATTATGATATTGAGTATGTGCCTTCTATTAGTACAGGTATATTACAAGATGATCCAACGTTTCAAAGAGTAAATTGGAATGATACTATTAATGAGATAAAGACGCAATATACTAAGTTAGAAATATCACGTATAACAGGACATGCTTTGTATTCTACTGGATTTGGTGGTGATGGAGCTCTTGGGTTGGGTGATGCATTAAATAGATCTGTTTTTACTTTAGTTCCTAATCATATATTCACACATGTTAAAGCAGGTTCTGGATATGTTTTAGGGGTTAAATCAAATGGAACATTATGGGGAACAGGAAAAAATACAGAAGGTACTTTGGGTCTTCCTGGAACACAAGTAATAAATGAATATATGCAGTTGGGCACAGATGTTGATTGGTTAGCTCCTGCACCATCCGGATTTGCTTCATTTATAGTAAAAACAGACGGATCATTGTGGGCTGCTGGAAGAAACTCATTTGGAAATTTAGGAGTTGGGGATAAAGTAACTCGTTATGATTTTACTAAAGTAGGAAGTGCTGCGTGGCTACCTCAAACTGCTGGATACGATTATATAACAGTAGCACTTAGAGAAGATGGAACATTATGGGCATCAGGTAACAATGCGTATTATTCCGGTGGGTGGGGAGTTAATGGAGAGCATTTAGTGTTTACGCAAGAGGCTGAAGAATTTTCTAATTTTATCCAAGTAAGTGGAAGGAGTAATGGAACTCTTGCGATTAAATCTGATGGTACGATGTGGGCTGCTGGACGAACTGATTATGGTCAGCTTGGAATTGGTGTAGCTAATTCTGATCCAGTACCGTTATTTATTCAAGTGGGGACTGATTCTGATTGGGCTTCTGTTTCTTTAGCAGAAGTTCATGCAATGGCTATTAAAACTGATGGAACATTATGGGGGACTGGTAGAGGGTTAAACGGTCAATTAGGTATTCCATGGACTGGAGATATTACATCGTTTACACAAATTGGAACTGATACGTGGGAAAAAATTGAGACACATAGATATTCTTCAATAGGAATAAAAACTGATGGAACATTATGGGGAACTGGAAGTAATTCTTTGCATGAACTTGGCATTGAGGGAATTACTGATACATTTGAATTTTTACAGACTGGAAATTTAGAATCAAATTGGATAGATATAACTATGATGTATGGTAGTTCCTTTGCGATGAGGGCAGTTACATGAGTTGGGGAGGAATATTAGGAGGGATTGCAGGCGGAATTATCGGATTCTTTGTCGGTGGTCCTATGGGCGCTGTTTATGGCTTTGGGTTAGGAGCAGGTCTTGGTATGATGGTAGACCCGATTACTCCAGACATGCCCACAATAGGAGCACCCGATCCTCAATCTCAGGCAATGTCAAGTACTATTGGGGGCGTAGTACCTGATTTATGTGGAACTGCTAAAATAACTGGACATTTATTAGCTTATGGAAAAGAACGAAATGAAGAAATCACTGAAACTCAAGAAGTTCAAGGCGGTAAAGGAGGAGGAGGCGGATCACAAACCCAAACTTACGTAGTTGGTCACAGATATTATATGACATGGGTTTTGGGTATATGTACTGGTCCTGTAAATACATTGTATACTGTATTTAAAGAGGAGGATGTTGTTTGGGAAGGTGAACTAAATCTTGCAGATGCTGTAAATGGACAAGAAACAATTACATTAGAAGGAATGGGTTCTTGTACTTTTTATTTTGGAACTGATGACCAATTAGTAAATGACACTGTTGCTGAATTGATACCCAACTCTGATTATAATACTCCTTATCGAAACTTTTGTTATGCTGTAATGGATGATTGTTATATTGGTG